CTGCAAGACTGGGAGGATGATGCCGTCGACCTGGAAGGGATCCCCCACGCCGGCGCCTGCGATCCGTCCCTCGGCAAGCGCAACAAGCGCAGCGATCCCTCGGCGATCCTGACCGGCCACATGAAGGAGCGCATTCTCTACCTGAACGTCGCCGACATTGAAAAGCGGCCTCCCGACCGGATCATGACCGATATCCTCGCCATCCATGAGCGTGAGCCGATCGATAAGCTGCGCATGGAGACGGTGCAGTTCCAGGAGTTTTTCGCCCGTCAGTTCGAGCAGGTGGCCCACGAAAAGGGTTTGACCATCAACATCGACGATCACAAGCCGACGACAGACAAAGATTTGCGGATCATCCGCCTGCAGCCCTGGATCAAGAACGGCTGGATCCGATTCAAGCCCGAGCACCGCGAGCTCAAGCGGCAGCTGATCTACTACCGACCGTCGAACCGCGGCGGTCATGACGACGGGCCGGACGCCCTGGAGATGTTGCTGGGGTTGTGTGAAGCGGGATTGATTCAGGCCGTCGGCATCTCCAGCGACCCCGACACCGACACTTACCGCCCCGAGCGGGCCGAAGGAATCACCGGCCGCCTCGGCCGCATCTTTAACAGGAGACACGCCTGATGGGCATCAAGTCGTTTTTGACGGACAAGCTCTTTGGCGCCGAGATCGTTCGCCAGGTCGAGACCCGCATGCAGGCCGCCGGCAGCAGCCTCGATGAGGCCGGGTGGCGGCGCCTGTCGGGCAACGCCAATCGCGAACTGCCAGTGGCCACCTGGGCCCGGCAGGTGGAGATCTGCTACTGGATCTGGAAGACCAACCCCCTGGGCAACTGGATCATCGAGACCCTCGCCAGCTTCGTGGTCGGCAAGGGCTTCACCTACACCGCCGGTCCGCAGGCCGTGCAGGATCTGCTCGACGACTTCTGGTTCGACCCGGTCAACCGCATGGACATCCGTCTCAAGCGCATGGTGCGCGAGCTTTTCCTGTTCGGCGTGCAGGTTTGGCCCGTCTTCAAGGCCGAGCAGACCGGCCGGGTGCGCCTCGGCTCCATCGACCCGGCGCTGATCATCGAGGTCTACACCGACCCGGAAAACGTCGAGATCGTCATCGGCGTCAAGGTGCAGCATCACTCGGATACGACCCGCACCCGCATCCTGCGCACCATTCTCACCGGCGAGACCGACACCGTCGTCTCCCGCGAGGCCCGGCAGCTCCGCGAAAACTGGAATGACGGCGAGTGTTTTCTTTTTTCGATCAACAACGTCAGCAACGATCCCCTGGGGACCTCGGACCTCTTCCCCATCGCCGACTGGATCGACGAGTACGAGCGCTTCGTCTTCGGCTATTCCGAGAAAACCAGCCAGATGAACGTCTTCATGTGGGATGTCGAGTTGACCGGAGCCGACCCCAAGGCCATCGAGGCCTACGCCAAGGACAACCCGACCCCCAAGTCCGGGGCCACCCGCTACCACAACGAGAAAGTCAAATGGACGGCGGTCTCCCCCGATCTCAAGGCCCTCGACGTATCGAGCGGGGCGCGGCTTTTCCGCAACCACATTCTCGGCAACAAGAGCATCCCCGAGCACTTCTACGGCGGCGGCGGCGACGTCAACCGCGCCACGGCCGGCGAGATGGACGCCCCGTTCTACGCCATGATCGACGACCGGCAGAACCTGGTGAAGCACATCCTCGAAACGATCTTCACTTACGTGGTGGCCAGCGCCCTCGAGGCGTCCAACCTGCACGTCGAACGCGACGAGGACCCCTTTGATTTCGCGGCGCAGAAGCCCGAAACCAAAGAGAAGGACATGGCCAAGATCTCGACCGCCGTCCGCGACATCGTCACCTCCCTGGTGGCCGCCAGCGCACAGAACTGGATCGACCCGGAGAATGCCACCAAGGTCTTTGCTTTCGTTCTGGCGCTGATCGGCTACGAGTTCGACCCCGACACCATGGACGCCGATCCGGAGTATCGGGATTACAAAGACAGGAAGAGGGGAGAAGGAAAGAAGGAAGAGAAACCTGAGGAGGGGGCGGAGTAGATGGCGGTCAACGTCACCGACAAGCTGGTGCGCCTGCTGGCCGCCAAGGACAAGAAGATCCTTGCCGGGCAGGAATCGGTCAAGGGGATCTTGATCGAGGTGCGGGCGCAGATCCTCGGCGAGCTGCAGCGCGTGACCGGCGACAGCTACACCGCCTACCACCTGCGGCAGAACCTCGCCTCGATCGAGGGACACCTGGCGCAGTTCGAGAGTCTGGCCGGACGCGAGCTCGACAACCTGCTCGATGCCTCCTGGGACGGCGGCGCCGATCTGCTGCCCGGCGCGGTCAAGGGGAGCGGCCTGGCCCTCGGCTACGGCCACATCCCGACGAGCGTGCTGCAGACGCTCAAGGACTACAGCTTTCACAAGATCCGCGGCCTGACGGCCGACGCCTTCGGCAAGATCCGCGGCGAACTCTCCCTCGGCATTCTCGGCCAGAAGAGCCCGCAGCAGGTGATGAGCGCCATTGCCGGCAGTCTCGATTCACCCGGCGTTTTCAAAAGCATCGAGGAGCGCGCCTGGGTCATCACCGGCACCGAGATGGGGCGCACCTTTAGCCAGGCGACTCAATCCGGAATGGCGGCAGCATCCACGAGCGTCCCCGATCTAAAGAAACAGTGGTGGCACGCCGGGCACCCGAAGCAGCCGAGAAAGAATCATCTGGCGCTGCACGGCCAGGTGCAGCCGGTGGACAAACCCTTTCTGCTCGGGTCGCTCTCGATCATGCACCCCCGCGATCCAAAGGCACCGGCGTCCGAGGTCATCCGCTGCGGCTGCGACCACGTGCCGTACATGGATGCCTGGGGACGGGACAAGCTTCCCATCTTCAACGAACGGGGCGAGGTGATCGCCCAAAGAGGACAACGCACCGGGCTCGAAGAGTCCCTGTTCGGAAAGTTCGAGCAGGGGCAGATCAAGCCGAAGCCGGGCAAAGGTACCTAAAATCCTTGACAGGCCGTTTATAAACAAAATTTGGGCCCCACAGGGGCAAGGACCGGGGTCGGCGGCAACCCTATTATCAACCCACGAGGAGGACGACATGGCAGAGCAAATCGACAAGGCACATTTGGCCGGGCTGAAGTTTCGCGGCAGCAAGGTCAAAAAGATCGAAAAGGACGGGCGGAAGATGACGGCCTACGAGCCGTACGAGCGGCCGCTGCAACCGGCCGACGTTTTGGCCTTCGTCGAAACGGAGACCAGCGTGACCCTGGTCACGGCCGACGGGCAGAAGCTGACCGTCGAGAAGAAGGCCGAAAAGAAGTAACCCGGACCGGAGAGGAGCCAAATCGTGAAGCTGAGCTTTGACCAGATCCGCGAGTTATTGATGAACGCGGTGCGCGCCGCCGAAGGAAAGGGTTACAACTGCTATGTCGTCGAGCTGTTCGATGACGCGGTGGTCTACCAGTCGGCCGGCGCCGACAGGGTCGAGAAGTATTTTCGCCGCACCTACGCCATCGTCGACGGCAAGGTGACCCTCGGCGAAGCGGCCGAGGTACAGCGCACGGTCGACTTTCTGCCGGTCAAGGCGGCCTGCGAATTCCTCACCGCCGTCGCCGCCGTCGAAGGCGAACCGGCCTGCCTCAAGTGGTCGGTGCGGGTCATCGAGTTCGGCCCCGACAAGCAGGGGGCGATCTTCTGGGACAAGACGGCCCTGACCGCCGCCCTGCCGATGTTCGACGGCGCCAAGGTCTTTGCCCTCAACAACAGCCAGCACCAGGAGCGGCAGTCCAAGTTCGGCAAGAGCACCCGCGAGCTGGTCGGGGCGCTCACCAAGGCCGTCGCCGATGACACCGGCATCTCGGCCGAGATTGTCATCATGCCCTCGGCGACCTGGCTGCACGGCGACCTGGTCGCCTGCCAGCAGAACAATATCCCCTACGTCTACGGCCTGTCCGTGGACATCAACGCCAAGGCCGCCAAGGTGAACATCGGCGGCAAAAAAATGATGGTGCCGCAGCAGGTCAAGAGCGTCCAGGTGGACGTCGTCTACGAGCCGGCTGCCGGCGGAGGTTTTATTCACCAACTGGCCGCCGCTGTCGGCGGCGAAACGGAGGAGCTGATGCTCAAAAAACTGTTGGCGGCCTTACAGGCCAAGCGTCCGGATCTGTACCTCAAGGTGCAGGCCAAGATCAATGACGGATCCATCACCGAAGACGAAGCGCTCGACCAGATCACCGCGGCCATGGCCTCGCCGCTGGTGGATATGGGCTCGGAGATGCGCGCGGCGATCGCCGCCGTTGTCACCGAAGAAATGAGCCGTGCCGGGAAATCCTCCCAGGGGGAAGGCGAGAGCATGAAGGCGGTCAACATGCTGGCCTGCAAGCTGGTGCTGCGCGACGAACTTACGGGGAGCAAACTCCCGGAGCCGGTCGCGAGCAAGCTGCAGCGCCGCTTCGAAGGGACGGTCTTTCCCGTCGAGACGCTGCGGGCCGCGATCAAGGAGGAAAAGGAGATGCTCGATCAGCTCACCGCCAGCGGCACCGTGCTCGGCGCCGGCGGGTTTCGGGTCGTCATCGACCAGCGCGACAAGGTCGACGCCTATCTTGACGACTTCTTCGCCGGCAAGGTCAACTCGTTCAAGGCCGCCTACCAGGACATCACCGGCGATCTTTCCTTTACCGGCCAGATGCGCAATGCCACCCGGCTCACCGCTTCGATCCAGAGCGGCACCTTCGCCGAAGCGCTGGGCGACGCCATCACCCGGCAGATGCTCAAGGAGTACAACCTCGCCGGTCTCAGCGACTGGCGCAAGATCGTCGAGGTTGCGCCTCTCAACGATTTCCGCACCCAGCACCGCCCGCGCATGGGCGGCTACGGAGATCTCGTCGGCGTCGCCGAGGGCGGCCCCTACGCCGCCGTCGCCAGCCCGAGCGATGAGGAAATGACCTACGCGCCCTCCAAGCGCGGCGGGACCGAGGACGTGACTCTCGAGGCGATCCGCAACGACGACGTGCAGCTGATCCGGCGCATCCCCGTCAAGCTCTCCCGCGCCGCCGCCCGCACCCTGTACAAGTTCGTTTTCGCCTTCCTCGATACCAACGCGGCGATTTACGACGCCAAGGCGCTCTTCCACGTCGACCACGCCAACCTGAAGGCCGCCGCGCTCGACAAGGCCGCACTGCAGGCCGCCCGTCTGCAGATGATCCAGCAGACCGATTTCGGGGGCAACGACTACCTCGGCATCCCGCCCCGGTTCCTGATCCTGCCGAGCACTCTGGAGGACACCGGGTATGAACTCACCGTGCAGCCCAACCTCGGCCAGTTCACCCCGACCCAGGCCGATACCATCCGCCGGCACACCTGGGAGTTGATCGTCAATCCCTTCTGGACCGACGTGAACAACTGGTTCCTGGCCGCCGATCCGAAGGATCTCCCGACCATCGAGATCGGTTTCCTCGATGGCAAGGAAGAGCCGGAGCTCTTCGTCCAGGACATGCCGAACGTCGGCAGCATGTTTTCCAACGACAAGCTCACCTACAAAATCCGCCACATCTACGGCGG